TCCTTCTGACCTTATACTTGTTTTAATATAGTATAAAGTTTTTCGTACACCCGAATCTCCATAATCCATATCTGGAGTTTTGTAAATAGATACAATATTATTTCCTCCAAAATTATTTCCGGTATCATGGCTATATACATAACCATCAGTTGAAGCATGATATAAAACTTCTGAATCATTTTCATCTGTACCAGAATGAACTCTACGAGCTGGAATACCTTTTGTTTCACTCCATTCGTAAACTGCTGCTCCAGTAGAAGATATTTTAAATGTTCCTATTAATCCTTTTTGTGTTGCGTCTGCTTTTGTTGAATTGTAATAATATAATCTGTATTGACTTTTTTCTCTAACAACAAGACTTGAGAAAGTAATGTTTGTTAAATTTGGAAGTACATCATCTCTAAAAATTGGTAGAATTTTTCTACTAATAGAACTTAATTCTATATCATCAATACGAGCTGTACCTGCAATAGTTCTTAAACCATCTGGTGCTAAGAATACTAAGTCACCACCAATCTCTTGAACTGTATTACCATCTAATGTTCCTATATTTTTTGTAACAGATGATAAGACTACTGTACTATCTAATCCAGATAATTGATAAATACTATCTTTACAAAAAATAATTAATTTATTACGAAAAGGTTTTATTGCTCTTATCTGGTCTCCAACATCAATTGTTCCTGCACTTGACCCAGTAAAATCTTCTGGTATTAATCTTGTGCTATATGCAACTACTTGTGGGTTATCAGATTGTCCTGCTACTACTAATCTTTCTCCAAAGATTGTACAAAGTGATGGGTCGGAAGGAGCTGACCTTGCTTCAATTTCTTTAAATGCATAAGTATATGTACTTCCAGAAATTGTAATTTTAAGTTGTGCAATTTCATTTACACCATCAGTAATAAATAATTCTCCATATTGAGATTCACCTTCGTATAAAGCAAACTGAACATTACTTTGACTTGTTCTTGCTACTGCTGATGCACTTGATAACTGTGCTGCACTTGCACCATTCTTAGAAATTGTTTGACTAGAAGCTGTTGCTGCAAAATTTTCATCAACTGTCATTGATGTATTACTTGCTATAGAAAGAACATTATATTCTTCTCCATTAACTCTAATATCATCACCTGCCGCAAACTCTGAACTAAAAGATGTACTTGTTCCTGTTATTGTTGCTGAACCTGCTGATACTGCTACTGTTCCTGTCTTAGCAATATAAGTATTTTTATTTACTTGTGTCCATGTTGAACCATCTGTACTATAATATATATTTGCACCTTGACAAGCTACAACACCTTTTGCATATCTATAAATACCTTCAACATCATCTGTACTACCATTAGGTTGATTACTTCCAAATTTTGTAAAACCACTTACTCTTCTATAACCACCATGAATAGATGATTCAAAGTTTTGTAATTCTGTTGCTACACCCGGAGTTCTAAATAAAGTATGAGTTGTTCCTACTTTATCTAATCCACCTTCGCATATAACTGATACACCTTGTTCTGCCATTAAACTACTGCTGTTCTATCATCCCCCATTGTATCTGGGAATGGTTCAATTAATTGTTCTCTCATAGTTCTTAAACCTTTTTTATATTCTTGGTCTGCTAATTGTGCTTGAGAAATATTATCTTTAAATTGATGTATATAGTATCTTGCTCTTGCTAATAAAACTGTTGCGTATTGTTGTGGAAATACTACTGTATCGCCATGAGCTGTTAATTCTGTTGGTTGACTGTAAGCAAAGAAATAAATTCTGTACACACCATCTGGTATTGGAGATAATCCGAACTTATCATTCTTTGGACTACGAATTATTCTTAATGGTATACCATAACTTTGAGCATCACTTTTATCTGTTGCTTCTGATATAGCAAAATGTTTATTCCAATATTCTACTGTTACTGGATGTAACTTTCTAATTTCATATGGTGAAGATTTTCCACTTACACCTTCTTCGGTTAATGTTATATTATTAAAATCAATATGACCATACCATGTTGTTGCATTACTTGTTCCACTTCTAAAATTATACCATCTAGTTCCAGATGTGGTTTCAATATAAGCATTACCATAATAATCATTTGATGGGTCTCCTACTGCTAAGAAACTCCACTTATCTTCTGCATTACAAATATCAAAATAAGCTCTGTTAATTTGGTCTTTAATTAATTTTTGTATACCTGTAGCACCACTAGCAAAATTACTTGTAGTTAATTCAACTTCATTTAATTCTCTAATAATAGTATTAGTTAAATCTAAATATGTACGGAATGGTGCTGCCATTTTTAAACTCTTTTATTAATTACCTTGAGCTGCTGTTTTAAGATTAGGTACTGTACTGTCTGGGTATAGTTTAGTATCACCCGGAGTTCCCATATCTGCTCTATCACAAGCTCTTCTCAAATCTGCTTTATAATAACTTCTTGGATATTTGTCTTTTCCATGGTCGACAGATGCAACATTATCACCTTCCATAACACTCGGTTGATGTCTAGTAATTACATCTTCGGCACTAAATCCTTTTTTTACATTTGGCATTTTATTTTCCTCGTTTATATGTTAAAGGGGCGAACTCAATGCCGCCCCCTTTAGTTAGTATTAGTCAATTAGATAGAATGCATTAATTAATGCAGTATCTCTAAGAACTTGTCTTCCATATACATGAAGCCCTCTAACGATGTCACCAAAAGTGTCATGGTCTCTAAGAGTTTCAATGTTAAGGATAGATTGTGCAGTTGCTGTAGAGCTGATATGACCAGCCATACATTTACCAGTTGCGTTAGAAGTAGATGCAATGTTATTAGTTTTATACATTTTAAAACCTCTAATCATTCCACTTGCTACTAGACCATTTCTTACTCCACCATCACCTTGGTTATAGTCTGATGTCATAAGTTTAGAGTCTTCTGCCGCTAGTTCTTCATAGAATCTAGGGTCAGCTAACATCCAACGACCTTCTTCCGGTATATTTTGCTCATCTAAAAGTCTTGCATATCTTGACATAAGAGCTAATGGAGTAATTTCTCCAGAGCCGTATCCTAAGTCAACTGAGTTAGTTGCATGACCTAAAGTTGAGTCAGCAGTTGAACTGTCTGAACCGATTACATGGTCTGGTCCAGAAGATGAAGTGCCGCTAAACATAGCCGCAATTACTTCTGAATCCATAGTGTCTTTAAGTGTGTAAGCCGCACTTGACGCACCTACTGAAGCCCAATTAATGTGTGACATTTTTTCCTCGATGTCATCAATAATAAACTTGAATGAGTTTGCTTTATCAATAACAAGAGAAACTTCTTGGTCTCCAAGGTACTGCTTAGTTGTTGAAGCTGCACGAGTATATGCTGCAACAGTTACACTTGGTTCTTTAATGATTTTAACAGTATCGCCAAAAGCACTAATTTCACCAGCATAATCTGTATTAGTTATCGCTTCAATGACAGATGTTTTTCTAAAGAAGTTTTGTATCTTCTTCGAAAAAATTTCCGGGACCCAAAATTCATTGGTTTGACCCGAAGTTCCGACATTAAAGTTCGAACTACCCGCACCACCAGCATTTTGTAATGTTCCCATTACTTCCTCCTTGTAGTTAAAGTTAGTTGTTTAATGTGATACAGCTTCTATCTTTTATCGTTGTTTTTAAATTGTCGGATTGCCCGAACCGCCATAGTTTTTGCCCATGTCATTTACGACACGACCTTCCCTAGCCGCTTCTTCAATGGCTTTCTCGTTCTTTGCAAACTCTGATTGAGACATAGCTGCTATTTGAGAACGAGTCCAAATTTTCCTCGTACCATATCCAATGTCTTTACTGTTAGTTACCTTTACCATTTCTGATGCAGGTACAGTATCACCAGATACTTCTGATTTATTTTTAGACTTGCCGGTATCCTGTTTGAAAAGGTCAATTGCTCGAGACGCTAATTCTGCGTCAGCATTGTTTCCATAGACCCACTTCTTAATATCTTCCGGTTGACTGTTAGCCCAATTATGAAAATCATCTGACTCTCGAATTTCTTCAAAGTCTGGATGCATTCTTGCTAATCGTGCTTCAGCTTTTTCTTTAGAAATAGATTGATTTAATTTTTTAAGAGAGTTAATCTCTTCTTTTAAATCTTCTGCTTCCTTAGACGCTTGAAGATGTGAGACTGATTCAACTACACCATAAACATCGGGATATTCTTTTTTAAATGCAGCAATTTCTTCCGGACTTTTTGGAGCTTTATATTTAGGTCTATTCGACTTAACTTCAGCTAAAAGTTCTTCTTCTCTTGCTTTAAAAGAATTAACACGACCATCATAATGTTTCTTGAGGTCATCATATCTTTTTTTGTAATCAACCTTCGTATAAGGTTTGTCTTCTGGGGCTGGTTCTTCTGGAGTGTCCTCTTGTTTTTCCATTGTATCTACTACAACTTTAGGAGGGTCTTTCTTAACCGCCATTGTGTTTGCATCAGCAAACGGCTTCTTTGCTGCTTCATCCATTGCATCATAATCAAGATAATCTTTTTTCATGTTGTATGGATTTGGCTCTTGCTCTTTTGTTTTCTGAGAAGTGGCTTTACTTCCTAGTAAAGTGTTCTCACTACTATCTACCATTTTTATCACCTTTCTTGTTATTGGGGTCTTGCTTAATTGCAAGAGTAGCCGAGTAGAGTGCCTAGGTGATTGCCCGGGTGGCTCTACTTTTTATAATGACTAGCAGACATAAGTCCACCTTTAGCCATCATGGGTTCACTCATCATTTGATTTTGTTCTTGAATGCCCATACCATTATCATAATCCGATTCTGCTTTAGCCATCATGTTACGAAGTTTATCTACACCTAATTGCTTAACTGCTTTAGCTGTAAAGACAAACTCACCATCTGATAACATAGCTGGAATCGAATCTGAAGTTCCTGTTCCCGGTCCATCGACTTCGCCTTCACCGGTAAATTCTTTCATAGTCATCTTAGAAATAATATCCATTAATTGTGGATACTGTTCTAAAGCTGCTTCTAAAACTTGTTCTTCATCTGAAGTTAATACGGAAGTATCTATGTTTGCTTCAACTTCCATTTCTGGTTCTTCACCTTCAATTTCACTTGGAGTCATCATAGACTCTACTTGCATATTAACATCTTCTTTTAATTCTGGAATTTCCATTGGAGCTTCTTCTTCTACAGGTCCACCTTCTTGGTATGCTCTGTATTCTGGTTGCTCATAGTATCTACTAAATCTAGGGTCAAGCAAAGGGTCAGTTGGCATAATACCACCTGTTGCTGCTTTCTGTCTAATATTTTGTTTGTTCATAGTAATTTTATTATACATATTTTCCCCTATTCTAGTTTTAATTTCTGATGGTTTTTTTCCTTCTCTTACCATCAAATGATAAATATTTAATGCTTGATTGTATTGTTTAGTATCTGCATCAACAACTTCACCTTCAGCATATCTTGACCTTGTTGGGTCAAACATTCTAAGAGGTAATCCTTCTCTAGCTGCTTGAGGTGTATTAACATCATAAGGACTAAGTGTTGGTACAGTATCAGAAGCTGGAGTTAAAAAGTCTCCTTGTTTTTTATATAAGTTTCCTGTTGCCATTTAATAAAAATCCTTTGCACTAGATTTCTTTTTAGGTGAATCTTTTTTTGGTTTTTCTTTTTTAACTTCTGGTTTAGTAAATATTTTCCACCATGCTGCTACTAATCCATATGGGTCATCATGTGGATAGCCAATACAATTTAATTCTTTTTCTTTTTTTATCATTAATCTATTTCCGATTTTAATTCATGCTGACAATTACCACAAGAGCAATTCCCACCACAGCAAGAACCACCATTAGAACAATGACACTCATGTCCACATATTACACAAGGAGACAATTATCTTCCTCTCTTTTTCATGTATCCACCTTTAGCACCTACTGGTCTTTTACTACTAAGTTTAATACCTTTTGCTGTATTCATATTTGAAGAAGGAGAACCTTTAAAATTTGATGGTATTATTTTTATAGGACCGGTATAGTTACCAAACCCCGGTATATTAATTGTTTTAACTTCTATTTTTTTATATGATTGACCACCCATAATTAAACTTCCTTTCCATGTTTATCTTTGTATACATAACCGCCATCTTTAAAAGATAACTCTTGTATTCTAGCAGATGTTGTTTTACCTTTTGTAATAGGTTCTTTATAACCTTTCCAAGATGTAGGATATTTTTTAACCCATACATCTCCTCGTTTAACCCATACAAAATTATCTATATTGCCCATATTACTTCTCCCTATATGACTTGATTGTTTCCGGCAGATGGATTAACTGCTCCAGTAAATTCCATTTCCCCTGTTTGCGGAACACCTCCTGTTCCGATTGTGCCATCGCCAACTCCCGAGCCGTCAACTGCTGGAGTTTGGTTAGGTACTCCTTGAGGTCCTGCCACTCCGGCTTCACCACCAAGGTCTGTAGTTTCTGTAGGTCCTTGTTGTCTAGCATTTTGTAATCCTATTATCTTTGCATAAATTTCTGCTTCATTAGGGTCATTGATTATTGCTTCTGGGTCAAGGTCTAATGTATAAGCAAGTTCTTTTATTAGTTCTGGTATTTTAACAAATGGAAGTTATACACGTAATCCAACTGGCGATACAGTAGCTCTTTCTGTGAATTCTACAACTTCAGCGGTAACATTTCCTGCCGCTAATCAGTTGATAAGTGGTTCAGCAGCCTCAACTGGTTCGTTTGCTCACATTCGTGG